AGGGCTTCGAGAATTGGTCTAGTTTAGACAATTCTGGTTTTGACCTTAAGATGAGCACCTTGGAGTTTTATGCTGTTATCGACACCATTCATCGGCTTATGGTGTTGTGTTCATATACCGCGCAGGAGAGAGCGAACTGTTTGAACATTTTGTTTGCTGGACTCATTGTGGCTCGGGTTATGAAAGGTGATGTGTTCATCACTAACTATATGATGAGCACTGGTTTCTGGGGCACTTTGATGATTAATTGCATTAGAAACTCACTTCAGAGGCGCTATGTGTTTGTTCGCGTACGACCGGATGTGCGTCTGAAGTTTAGAGATGGTGTTCGTCAGTCTGTTTTGGGCGATGATAATGTTAATACCACGAAGTGGAAGTGGTTTAATCAGAAAGTTATCCAGAAGGTTGCGGAGGAATTTGGTGCGGAAATTACTACGTCAACAAAGTCGAGTGACGTTCCTCTGTTTGATGAGAAATCAGAGGTTACATTTCTCAAGCGGCGTTTTGTTAGGAGCAATGGTGTTGTCTTGGCACCAATTGAAATCAAGACCCTAGTGAAGATGATGACTACTAGGCAGAAAAGTATCCTTTCTCATGCTGACCACATTTGCCAGCTTTACAGCAATGTTCTGGCGGAGGCGTGGATGCACGGGAGGGAAGTCTTTAGCGAGTTTGAGACTATAATCAAACGCATTGTCCTGGAGGATGGACTAATCTCAACACTGTTGGTGATGAAGTCGTATGACGAATATTTCGACGCATACAAGGCTAATCTCTTAAGTGTTTGGGATCCTCTACAAAATTCTTTTCATGAGCAACAATGATTCAATGGATTTAAAACCACTTGTTGGTTTAAATAACAGCGCTGACGGCGCAATGCTGGTTCCGGCAGTTGAGGAACGAAAAGTGGGTAACCAAGACACTTTAACTATTGGTAAAGGGAATTTGACGCATTCCCAGGAGGTCTTTGATCGAGATGTTCTAATTGGCACTTATGCAATAGCCAGTACGGACACTCCCTTTCTCAACCTTACAGGAAACATGGATATCTTCAAGTTGTACCTTGATGATGCTGTGGTGCAGAAGTATATCTCAGCTTTTGAGTATATTTCCTTTGATTTGGTGGTGACAGTTAAACTGATCGCCCCCGGGTCGTGCTATGGCTGTTATAATATTCAATGTTTGAGTGACGGGGGCCCAGTTCCACCTTCAGGTGGTACAGAACATGACGGGGCCGCAGTTGATTCTTACTTGACTAGTACACAGGATGAGCATGTCATGATGAATATCGATATGCGTAATGATGTGGTATTTGAGTTACCATGGGAGCATTATCTTGATTCCTATGATCTGTCGGTAGGTGGAGCGATTAATTGTTGGCGCTTGCTCATTTGGGCATTGTCCCCTATTCAGAATAGTGTGGCCAATGTAACTGCGAACGGAGTTATTCAGGTTTATGCTCATATGGGAGAAACACGCAACTTTGAGTCCTTGCGATATCAAGGTGGTAAAGGGAAGAAAACTGTGGGTGAGCGTTTTCCCGCTGAAGGCAAGATGAAAGCTTCGGAGTTGTCAAGTAAAATCTCAAAAGGAGTGGCTATGATTGGAGGTATGTTTCCTGCAATTGCTCCTTATACTTTGCCGGTTGCTGGAGGTTTAGCAATGTTTTCAAAGGCTGCAGAAGCCTTTGGTTTTACAAGAGAATCTGCACCTCAGTCAGCGACTATTACTAATGCTAGGACCTTTGTTGGTATGGCTAATTGTGATGGCGAGGACACTTCTGATGTTGCAGCACTCTCTGTTGCTAACACTCTCTCAATAGATCCCACACCTGGAGGCGGGGAGGCTATTGATGTGATGAGCTATGCTTCCCTGTTTGAGCGTTGGACTATTGTTGGTCTTCCAACTATTACTCCAGCCACAACGGGGATCTTCTTTCATTTTCCAGTGACGCCTTACTTGAGTAACCAGTTGTTGGGTATCACTTACCCTACGATTGGTGGCTATGTTGGAGCACCATTTTCTAACTGGAGAGGAGGAATGGAGTACATGATTTATATTCCATCTAGTTCGAATGTTCAGGGAACGCTGCA